TTGGCTTTCGGATAACGCTCCAGATGCGCTGTTGTATGGAACTTTGGTAGAAGCTGCGACTTTTTTAAAGGTTCCCGAAGAGGTTGGGCAATATGAGCAACGTTTTTCTTTAGCAGTTGCCGCTTTGAAAGCATTAGGAGAAGGTTATGGCGCTCGTGACGAATACAGATACGACATAAACGCAGGTGCTTGATGTCTTTTTTCGATGCATCTCAAGCAAATGTTGGTGCGGTTGTCGTAACCACTACTCAAGACAAAGGACATGATCCAGAGTTTTGGGCAAAGGTTGTTTCAGATAGAATTGTTAGCGTTGGTGGGAATTGTCATCCTTTGATTGCCCAACAAGCGGAAGCTTTCAAGCAGTCCGTGGAAACAACGGTAAGTTTTTACATTAAAGAAGCAATCAAGAGCGATAGAACAACGTTGATTGCCGAACTAGAACGTCAAGGCCATGGAGACATGGCTAATATAATCAGGAGTCTGTAATGGCGATAACGACAGCGATGTGTACGACCTTCAAGAAAGAACTTTTAGAGGCAGTGCATAATTTTAAAAACTCTGGCGGTAGCACATTTAATTTGGCGTTGTACACAAGTTCAGCAAGTCTAGGAGCAGGAACGACTGCTTACACAACGTCAAACGAAACATCTGGTACGGGCTACACTGCTAAAGGTGCGGCATTAACTCGCGTTGATCCTAGCAACGACGGAACCACTGCAATCACAGATTTTGCAAACTTGACGTTTAGCTCTAGCAGCATTACGGCAAGAGGCGCGTTGATTTTTAATGATTCGGCATCTGGCGACCCTGCTGTATGTGCGTTAGATTTTGGTGGTGATAAAACATCTAGTTCAGGTGACTTCACGATCCAGTTCCCAACAGCAGACGCCTCAAATGCAATTATTCGCATCGCATAGCGAGTAATCTGTGTCAGACTTATTTGGATGGGGCAGAGGCACTTGGGGTTCTGGGACATGGGGTGAAGTAACCCCCGTCGCAGTCACAGGTGTTGCAGGTACTGGCGCTGTCGGGACGGCTACTGTTGGACTCGGTCAAACGATTGTCCCAACGGGTGTTGCAGGAACTGGTGCGGTTGGGGCTGTAACGGCTGCAATACCAAAAGTAGTTGAGGTAAGCGGAGTTTCAGCGACCGGAGCAGTAACCACTGCGAATGTTTGGGGCTTAGTAGACACCTCTCAAACACCAAATTGGAAACAAATAGCCTGATGGTTAAGAAAGTAAAAAAAGTTATTAAAGGATTAGAGAAAGCCTCTAAGACACACAAGAAACAAGCTGAAACGCTCAAGAAGCATGTGGCTTCTATGAAAAAGCCGAAGCCTAAGACTAAAAGTCGGAGAAGATAAATGGCAACTTATGTTAATGACCTACGCTTAAAAGAAATTGCCACTGGTGACGAATCAGGCACGTGGGGGTCGAGTACGAATACTAACCTCGAATTAATTTCAGAGGCCTTTTCGTTTGGCACAGAAGCAATTACAACAAATGCCGACACCCACACCACGACCATTGCTGACGGATCTACTGATCCGGGTAGATCCATTTTCCTTCAGTACACCGGCACACTAGATAGCACTTGCACCATCACGATAGGGCCAAACACAGTCAGCAAGTTGTGGTTTATTGAGAACGCAACCAGCGGCTCACAGTCAATTATTATCAGCCAAGGCTCTGGCGCAAATATCACAATCCCTACTGGTCAGACCAAAGCAGTCTATTCAGATGGCGCTGGATCAGGCGCTGCGATAGTTGATGCCTTGGTAGACCTTGATCTGACGGGTACGACAACGGTTGCGGCACTGACTGCCTCTGGGAATGTTGAAGTGGCTGGCGGCTCAACTAATGGCGTTGCTATTTCTCAAGGTGCAATTTCTATAAAAAATGGTGGGGCGCAGTCTTACATAGACTTCTATTGCGAGTCTTCCAATGCTCACTATGCAAGGATACTAGCTCCTGCCCACAGCGCGTTTAGCGGCAACATTACACTGACACTACCAGCTACTACCGATACGTTAGTTGGCAAGACAACGACTGATACTCTAACCAACAAGACCCTCACTACACCTACTCTTACAACACCCATAGCAAATGCAGGGCTACAGCTAAAAAATGGTGCTACAAGCGCAGGCTTTATAGAGTTTTTTGAGGACAGCGATAACGGTACGAACAAAGTCACGTTGATTGGCCCTGCTTCTACAGCAGATATTACCCTGACACTGCCTAGCTCAGACGGCGACAGTGGGCAGGTGTTAACAACTGACGGTTCTGGAGTGTTATCTTTTGCTACCGTTAGCGGGGCTTACAATTCTTGGCTCGTCAAAACCAGTGCATATACTGCTCTAGCTGGGGATCAAATCATTGTTAACAGTTCAAGCGCAGTTACGATAACGCTACCGGCTTCGGCAAGCGCGGGGAACACCGTGACTGTTAAGGCCACAGGTGGCGGCACCGTAACCATTGGGCGTAACTCACAGAAGATTAACTCTACGGCAGAGGATGGAACTTTAGCAAGCGGAAGTGCCACTCAACTTGTATTTGTAGACAGCACAATCGGATTCTTAGAAATCTAAACGGAGATTTAACATGGCGGTTATTTTAGGCGGTTCTAGGGATTTCCCTACATTTTTTCTAAGCAAGTCACAGACTTTTGTGCCTCCTTTAAATGGTAACGTAATGATTCATGTTATTGGCGCTGGTGGTAGTGGTAATAATTTTGGAACTAGTGCGGGTACTGTAATTGGAGGAGGCGCTGGGGGCTACTGTAGAAAAAACTCTTTAGCCGTTACAACTTCTGGTTCTTTTACAGTAGTGGTTGGCGCTGGCGGGGCGGCAGTTACGGGGGCTACCGCTGGTAATGCGGGAGGCAATAGCACTGTTGCTGGAACTGGTTTATCAAGTACCTTAACAGCTAATGGTGGAAGCGGCGGCGCGAGCGGTTCAACAATAGCTGGGGGAGCGGCATCTAATGGCGATGTTAATAATACTGGGGGTAGTGGTGGTAATAGTGGTAGCGCCAGATCCGGTGGTGGTGCTGTAGGTATAACAGGCACAGGAAACACAGGTGGAGAACTTGCGGGTAATTTGGGTGTCTTCGGTGGAGATTGCGACATTATAGGAGATTTTTGGTCTTCAACATTAGGTCAAATTGCAGGGGGTGTTGGTGGTATTGGTATAAACGGTGCTTATGCACAATCAATGACAGGCGATCAAAGAATTAACGGAGGGCCGTTAGCTGGTGGAGGACAGATGTATCAAACTTTAAGTAACCTTGATAATTGTCTATTTGGAGGTGATGGAGGTATCGGCGGTGGCGGCGGAGGCGCTGCTAATGCTGGCAGCAATACTTATTCAAGATCTGGGCGTGGCGGTGAAGGCATAGTCATTTTTCAGTACATACCGTAAGGATATTTGGATGAAATATAATATTTTAGATGCCGAGGGCGGCAACGTAATTAACACCATCATTGCTGATACTGAGTTTGTCGAAGCTAACTTTGATCACTATGAGTTGTATGTAGCCCCTACACCCGCAGCTCCCACAGCGGAAGAAGCTGCAAGGTTGTGGCGTAACCTAGAGCTAGAGGCTACAGACAAAGCAGCACAGACCCCAGACTGGCCTAATCGAGATAACATTTTAACGTATCGAACTGCATTGCGTGATTGGCCTAGCACGTCAGACTTTCCAGATACTCGACCAACACTGGGATCATAATGATGGACTTCTTAATTAACGTATTTCATGGCGTGACCTTTGCTATAGCACTGTCAGCAGTGTTGTGTGCGACAACCTCCCCGCCGGTCAACCATTGGGGGATGAAAGCGTATAAGATAATGAATATCATCGCTTTCAACGTCTGGAAGTCCGAGGACAAGTGACCCCTTATGGACGTTGGATCAGTCGGCGAAACTGCTCAAGTTAGCTGGAAACAGGTCGCGGTACAAAAACAAGAGCGCCTGCGAACGGGTGCCGAGGGTGAGACTGTGCGCGAAGCTGTCGAGACAATCATCCCCACGGTCTACACCAAACAAGGCAACAAAGTTGAGGCGCAGCCACTTGCAC